CTGAAAGAATGTTAGCTTATACAAATGCACAAGGTAGTTCTTGGGATAATGCACAATGGGATGTATCTAGTTGGGGTAAAGGACCATTTATAAATGTAAATCAATCTATGGCACAATTAGGTAAACAAAATGGCACTACAGTTCCTGGTTCATTATGGAGTAGCATGGGAACATTTAGTGCAGATTAGGAGATATTATGGCATTAACAGCATTAATAGGACCAGCAACTAAACTTATAGGTAAGTTTGTTAGAGATAAAGACAAAGCAGCACAATTAAGCCATGATATAGCTACAATGGCAGAAAAACACGCACAAGAGTTAGCACTTGCACAAATAAAACTTAATACAGAGGAAGCTAAAGGTAATTGGTTTCAATCCTCGTGGAGACCTCTTGTCGGTTGGATTTGTGCAATATCGCTAGGAATTAATTTTATGATTTCGCCAATTTGTGCTGGATTTGGTATAACTATTCCACAAGCTGATATGAGTGTTATGATGCCTTTATTATTAGGTATGTTAGGTATTGGTGGTTTGCGTAGCCTAGATAAAATTAAAAAAGTAGATACAAAGGTTATTAAAAAATGAGAAAGTTTAGAAAAGTAGCTAAAACTAAAACAGGTGTACCAAAAAAATATGTTAAAGGTGCAAAAAACCCTAAAGCAAGAGCTGCTGAAATAAAAAGAACAGCTAAATTATATAAAGCAGGAAAGTTAACACCAGCTATGATGAATAGAATAAGTAAACAAAGGAGCAAAGGATAATGCCAAGTTTTAAAGGAATAAAAGGAGCTAGTAGATTTTCTCCTAGTACACTAAATAAAGTATATAAAAGAGGATTAGGAGCTTATTATAGTAGTGGCTCAAGACCTAAAGTATCTGCATCTCAATGGGCTATGGGCAGAGTAAAATCCTTTGTTACAGGTAAAGGTGGAGCTAGAAAAGCAGATGCTGATTTATTAGGAAAAAAACCTACTAAAAAGAAAGCAACAAGGAAAACATAATGAACAGAGAAAAATTATTGGATATGATAACCCTACATGAAGGTTTGGAGTTAAAACCATATCAATGTACCTCCGATAAACTTACCATAGGTGTAGGGCGAAATATAGAGGATATAGGCATAACTGAAGAAGAAGCTAGATATCTTTTAGAGAATGATGTAGATAGAATATTAAAAGAAGTAGAACATTGGACATTTCTTGAAAAATTAAATGATGTTAGACAAGCTGTTATTTTAGATATGGTATTTAATATGGGTATTAGTACATTTAATGCTAATACATGGGTAAAAACATTTGCTGCAATACAAGATGAGGATTGGGAAAAAGCTGCAAATGAAATGTTAGATTCAAAATGGGCAAAACAAGTAGGTCAAAGAGCCATTCGTTTATCACAAATGATGAGAAAAGGCGAGTGGTATGAATCTTGACCCTATGATGATGTGGAATTTTATTATAACTGTGGTTTTAGGACCATTTGCATGGGCATTTTCTAAATTGTTTTCAGAAGTAAAAAGATTACAGATACTTCTTAATAAAACAAGAGAAGATTTAGCGAAAGACTATGCCACAAAATCCGAGCTTCACAATGAAACAAAAGAAATCAAGGAGTTAGTGTTGAGAATAGAAAACAAACTTGATAGGTTCATTGAGAAGCAAAATGGTTGAACCAGTTACAATCCTTACAGGTATAGCATTAGTAAAAAAATCAGTAGATTTTATTAAAACTAATATAGCTACAATACAAGATATAGGAGATTTAGTAGGGCATGTAGATAAAGCTTTAAATGGTCAACAACAAGTTATAAAAGCTAGAGAAAAAGCTGGTGCAGATCCGTTTGCAGTAGAAAATGTTGCTCAAGAAGTTATAGATGCTAAATTGGCTCAAGAACAATTATATGAAATGTCTCAACTTATAGACCACAGGTTTGGACATGGTACGTGGTCATACATATTAGAAGAAAGAAAAAAAAGAATAAATGCTCAAAAACAAGCTATTAAGGAAGAAAAAGCAAAAAAATTAAAAAAAAGACAAGAGATAGAAGAATATGTAAAATATGGATTTATAATTGTAACAATTATATTATTTGTAGCAGTAGCTATCGGTATCACTATAAAATTTGTATTAGCCCACCCAATAGAAGGAGATGAAAAATCTTGTAAATTATATGAGCCAAAATATTTTCTTATCTGTATGAATGAAGGCAGAGGATATGCAGATACAGAGCTATATTTAGATTATCAAATGGAAAAAGATAATTGGATTATAGAAAGTGATTGATATTAAAAAAAAACTAAATATAATAAAAAAACCAACTAGGTAATAATAACAAAAACAACTATTGATATGCTTAATTGTGGATAAATTACTACGTATAAAATAGTTTCCTAGTTGGTAATTTTATATAATGTATACTCTACTGTAATTTCTTCATTAGCCTTAATATTTTTAATCGTATGTAAAGATAAACAGTCTTTTTTATAAGGCATTTTAATGCAATTAGGCTTATTAGAATGATTAATAAAACCACCCAAAGGTGTCCTACTATAGTTATTAAAAAATCTATCATCATAAATATGTGTTACACCTAAATTAAAATCTATGGGAATATCTCTAACTGCAAAAACTCCTTGCCCATGTATTACTGAATCTCTAATAGTTAAAAATGGATGTAATGGATTATACATTACTCATAACCATCATTTAACATCTTTCTAGCTCTTTGTGCAGCAGATAATGTAGGTATAGGTCCTTGCTTAACTACCTTTGGTTTATTATATACTTTAGGTTTATTACTCCATCTTTTTTGCATAGCCTTTTTACCACCTTCACTCTTTTTTACTAAAATATCTTGTATCTTACTCTTTATAGCTTTAATTCTTTTTTGTGTTACTTTTTCTCCGTTATCTATAAGCAAAGGATATACATTAGTCATTATTCTATCAAACCTTCTTTTATCTTGTATACCTAATATATTCTGTATATGCCTTTTAAACACACTACAGTCCTCTTGGAGGTACATTGTAGATATTAGGGTTATATACGCACCTCTTTCCTCTAAAGTTAACACAGAGGTATCTGCTAACCAATCAGCAGGGAAAAATGGAAAGTAAAATAGTTTCTCTTTCATAGATTCTCCATTATTTTATTCCAAGAGTAGTTATATTTACCCTTGATTTTTTTTAATAAATTAATACTTGCTTTTCTATCTCCTGATAAAAGCATACTTGTATAGGATTTTGATATACCTAATTGTTTAGATACCTCTGTAAGGTTAATTTTGTTTTCTTTCATTATGTTTTCTATAATCATTTTTTTCCTTTCTTTATT